GATGCTCAGAGAGCCGAACGTGAAATGTCTCTGAGAGCCGATGCGATTTGGACAGAGAAACTTTCCGCAAGTTCCATTCCTGAACGTCTTTTTACCAAAGTCCGGAAAAACGTGTCCTATTCTGATTTTGTCAAAGAAGGTGTTTTTGATGAAATTGAAATGACCAAAGCCGTGGACGCTGAAATCAAGGATTGGGAATCTCTGGAAATTGTTCAGCCGGTTCAGGGCACTGGTTTCACGAAGAAGGAAGTTGGCAATGAGAGCCTGTCCAAAGAAGCTGATGACATGGCTGATGATCTCTTTAAACTGGTTGGTAAATAATCGAAAGGTGGTGATTTTTAATGGATTCTCCTGGGATTTTTCAAAAGACTTACCAAAAGGATTACAAACGCCTTTATTACTCGGAAGAGAATGCCAGTCTGAAAGTTCCTATCACTCTTCAGGCAGGTTATGGTCTGATTGAAGCTGGAACTGCTCTGGCTCGAAACACTTCTGCTGCTGCGGCGAGACTTGGGAAGTTTGTTCCGTATGATCCTACTGCAACTATCACTGGTGCTGAAGTGGCTCCTGGTCGTGCATATCTGGTTCAGAATTCTGGAACAACTGCAAGTGTTCTTTATATCACTTTGGAGGATAGCTACAAGTTTGCAGTTGGCGATGATGTTATCATTGTGGATGATACCACTACTGCTGAAAATCTTGGCGCGATCACCGCGATTGACAGAACCACTTACACTCATATGGCCGCAATCACTGTGACGGTAGCAACTGGTGGAGCAAGTTTCACCACTGCCCGATTTGCTTACATCGTTGTGGAAGGCTATGATGTGTGTGTTGGTATTCTGGAAAAATCAGTTGATACCGGCACTGGAGCAAATGCCAATGGTGCGAATGCAACTTTGATCCTTGGAAATTGTGTTCTCTATACAGGTTCTCTCATCAATTTGGATTCTGCGGCTAAAACCGATCTTGCGGCTACAGCTTTTGGAATCTATACCTATATGAAATAAATTGAAAGGTGGTGATTTTACAATGAAAGGTAAAAGTGATATTCCTGAACTCAAACTGGAAGTCCTCCAGAAGTTCATCACGAAGTTTACTGCTCCTCCGAATTTGATCTTGATGAATATGTTTCCTGAAATGGATTCTCCTTCAAGTTCGATCAAATGGGAATCTCAGGAAGGTCAAAGAGGGATGACTCCCTTTGTGGCCCCTGGCGCACCGGCTCCCCAGACTGCTCCTATTGGCCTTGCATCTCATGAAGCTGAAGCGGCTTACTGGAAAGAGAAGATGTATTTTGATGAAGAGTTCCTGAACAACCTGCGAAAAGAAGGAACTGAATCACAGTATCTTGGAGCAAAACAACGTCTTGCACGTGAAACCCGGAGTCTTGTCTATCGGGCAATGCGGCGTAAAGAATGGATGTTTTCCAAAATGCTGTTCTCTGGAACCATGACCTATGCAGTGGCCAGTGGAACCAAAATCTCTGTTAATTACAATATTCCTTCTTCACATCAAGTTACTCTGGCCACAAACTATCGGTGGCCTGCCGGTTCTACCAAGGATATCATCGGTGATATTATCGATGGTAAAACCCTGATCTCTGATGATTGCGGTGGATTGGTGGATGTTTGTGTTTGTAACACCACAACCCTGAAATATATTGCAAGAGATTCTGCTCTTCTGGCTCTCCTGCATAAATCAGCTTTTGGTGAAGGTGATCTTTTTAAAGGCAAAAAGAACAATCTGATCGGTGTCAACCCCAATGTTCTGGCTGGATTGCTTGACATCAAAAATCTCATTATTTATGATGAGAAATATGAAGTCCGTTCCTATCTGGTTTCTGGTGTAACTGGTGGTTCCACAACCGCAATTGTTATGGAAGATGTTTCAGACTTCGAAGTTGGCGATACTCTACGTTTTGTGGATGTGTCAGCAGGTACTTATGAAGATGAAACCATTTCTGCTGTTGCTGTTGAAACCAATACTGCAACCGTGGCTTCTGCTCCGACTGCTTCTTTCAAAGCTGGTGAGGATTATTGTTTTGTCCGTAAAAACTATATCCCCACTGGTAAATTCGTCATGATGGCTACTTCTGTTGAAGGACAGCCGATTGCTGAGTTTATGAGAGCGCCGTTTGCCCTGAACCGTCATTACGGAATGAAGATTGATTCCAATGACGTTTGGGACCCGGAGGGAACGTATATCCGTGTACAGGACAAAGGACTTCCCGTTCTGTATCAAAGAGACGCAATCTACATCCTTGATGTCGATGGTTAATCAATAACGGAGGATCAATCGGATGAGTACCGAATATTGCACAATTTTGAAGACATTGAAGGCTGGAGCGAATGTCTATACGGCTGGAAGTGAGTTTACTCCTCCATATCCGATAGACATTCAAACCGAGATTGATAACGGTTCCTCTGTTGTGAAGGTTCATAAAGCAGTTCAGTTGATCGAAACAGAGGAACCTAAAAAGACAGTTAAGAAGCGAGCGAAAAAATGACAAGAGATGAGATGTTGGAATTGCTTCCTACTGAAGTCAGAGGATTGAATAATTATTTGACTGATGATGATTATTCAAATGCCTGTGACGATGCTTCCAGAGAAACCGGATGGAGTTTTCCGGTTACGGATGATTTTCAAATTCTCTGGATGAAAAATAGAGCAAAACGACATCTCTTTTTTTATCTCCTGTCAGAATCCGCACACAAGTTCAAATATGAAGGAATTAGTCTGAACCAACGATTTGATCATTATTTAGCCTTGACCAAACAAATGGATTCAGATTTTAAAGAAGTACAAGAAACGAGTCCAGAAGAATTCATGACTGGAGATTCCTACCTGTTGTTTGGCACAAAGATAGATGCTGGTTTTTCCTATGATGAAATAGGAGAGGACACAACCTTCTTTGACGACAACCAAGTAACCTCATCCTACGACGAATAAAATGACTATTGGCCCTGATCTGAAAGAAGCAATCACTGAAATTGGAGTGTCTATTGATCTCTATAAAGACAATGGGGATAACACAGATACGACTATAGAAGGTGAGCATGTCCTTTATAAAGCGAATAGCCAAGCAACAAAACCTTTCATTCGTGAATTCTTTCTGGAAGCTGAAACAGCATACGATACACAATCTAAAGCAGGAGATGTAATTAAGTTTGTTCCTACAGGGAACAAATATATGTTGATGAACAGTACTCCTGTATTGTTTGAAGATGCAGTAATTAAAAATGATGTTGTTCTTTATAAATGTAATGTTAGTGGAGAGATTTTAAGATTATCCGGGGAATCTGCATGGAATAGATCAACCATGAGAAAGAATCCTCAATGGCAATCGATAAGAACAAATGCCTATGCACTTCAAGTAGAAGGTATATACGGAAATTCTGATCTTCCTGAAGCTCCATTAGGTGCTGTTCCTGAAGTTAAACATGAACTTTATATTCCAAATTCTTATGGAATAAAAGAATTGGATCGTTATCAAGCTACTTCTGGTGAATATTATCGTGTTGAAGCAGTATTCCATAGAAGATTCGATTCTGTAGATGTAGCAGTGTTACAAGAAGATACACGTTAAACTTCAATCCTTTTAAAGGAAATAAAAATGAAAAATATCCTGTTTGTAGGCGAGAATCCTTTTGGTTTTACAGGAAACTCGTTGATGATGTCCTCCATCCTCGATCAAGTTAATCTCGAAAAATACAAAATAACTTGTTTTGTAGCAGGTTCAGATTCAGCATCAAATTTAGGTCTCTTCCAAGAAACTCCTTTTCAAATCATTCCCTCTGAAGATATCAAAGCTGGTGACATGTGGGGAAGCCATAAACTTCTCAAAATACTATCCAGTAACGACATCGACTATTTATTTATGGTCGGTCTTGATATTTGGCGGTATGGTTCGATCATGTCTCAGATTCAAAAGATTAAATCCGAAAAGAATTTTAAATGGATATGGTTGTTCCCATATGATCTGATTGATATCCGTATGGATTGGATAACTCTTATCAATATGGTTGATGTACCATTGGTCTATTCTATTTATGGATTGAACATTCTCAAGAAATATGTTCCTAAGATTCAATATTTTAGACCTCCTCTATTTATGAAAGAACTTTTTCATCCTTATGAATCAGAAGAAAGGATGAATATTCGGCATGAAGTTTTCCCGACTGTCACAGATGATACTTTTATCTTCGGGTTTGTCGGCGTAAATCAGATCAGAAAAGACCCCCAACGCCTGATCAAGGCATTTTCACAGGTTAGGGCATACATAGACAAGCCTTCGGTCTTATATCTTCATACAGAGCTTCAGGGCGTGTTTAATTTGAAACAGTATGCTCTTGATTGTGGTTTGAAGACAGGTGATATTCTTTCCAGACCTCAGAACACATATTATCCTTATTCTTCAATGCCTAAAATATATAATTCGATTGATTGTCTTGTGAATTGTTCTATGCAGGAAGGACTTTCATGGACAGTTATTCAAGCATTGGCTTGTGGAACAAAGTGTGTAATTTCAGATTCCACAGCACATAAGGATTTTTATAAAGCATTGGGTATTTTTCTGGTAGGCATGTCTGATCTTAGTTACATCCCAATTAATTCAGATGGAGGAAATACTTGGATTGAGTCCAATTCTTGTAGTCTTTCTGAATTGATGGATCAAATGGAGTTTGCTTCTGAGATTAAAGAAAATAGAACGGGTATAGCAGATGATCCTT